TCGCCTGCAGATTCTATGGGTCATTCTCTTCTTCTACTTTGGGGTCCTGAGTCTCAGGGGGATTTCGTCAGGTGGTGCCAACTTGGGGGACTCTGGACTTTTGTGGCGCTCCACGGATCTTTCGCTCTGATTGGTTTCATGCTGCGTCAGTTTGAAATTGCTCGACTAGTTGGTATCCGTCCTTACAATGCTATTGCGTTCTCTGGTCCAATCGCTGTGTTTGTCAGCGTATTCCTTATGTATCCTCTGGGGCAATCCAGTTGGTTCTTTGCCCCCTCTTTCGGGGTTGCGGCAATTTTCCGATTCCTATTATTTCTCCAGGGATTCCACAATTGGACGCTCAATCCATTCCATATGATGGGAGTTGCTGGTATACTGGGAGGAGCACTACTCTGTGCTATTCACGGAGCAACAGTTGAAAATACTTTATTTGAAGATGGCGATCAAGCAAACACTTTCAAAGCATTTGAACCCACACAAGAAGAAGAAACGTATTCGATGGTTACTGCCAATAGATTCTGGTCTCAGATTTTTGGCATTGCTTTTTCAAATAAGCGTTGGCTTCATTTCTTTATGTTGTTCGTACCTGTTATGGGTTTGTGGACTTCCAGCATCGGTATCATTGGGCTTGCACTTAATCTTCGCGCTTATGATTTCGTATCCCAAGAAATCAGAGCAGCAGAAGATCCAGAGTTTGAAACCTTCTACACCAAGAACATCCTCTTGAATGAAGGACTTCGAGCGTGGATGGCACCAGTAGATCAACCTCATGAGAACTTTGTGTTTCCAGAGGAGGTATTGCCGAGAGGTAATGCTCTGTGATATACTAGGAGGGGAAACCCTCCTTTTTTAATGATCAGTTCAGAAACTCCTTATAAACTAGCAGAGATTATTCGAGACACCTGGCCGAATCTTTATCGAAAACCAAACATAATACATAATCAACCAGAGGAAGAACAGGAAAAAGATGAGTAGAAAGTTAAAGATTGCAATTGTTGGTGCTGGAAATGCTGCATGTGTAACAGCTTTACTTTATAGTTCTTATAGTAGATTTTATGGAAATGATCTGATTGATAAGATTACAATCTATCATGATCCATCAGTTCCCATAGAAAGAGTTGGACAGGGAACTAATGTTACGATTACTAATCTAATTCGTCAATTACTGAAAATTAATTTATTTTCCGAGGAAAATACTATTAAAGCAACAACAAAAGATGGAATTTTATATGAAAATTGGGGAAAGAAAAATAAAAATGTCTTCCACGAATTTCCACTAGAATTCAGAGCAGTTCATTATGTTCCGAATCTTTTTTCCAAGATGGTATTGGAGTCTGGGTTGTTTGAGGTTGTTGAAAAAAATATAACCGATACTGAAACTGAAATTGATGCGGATTATATTTTTGATTGTAGGGGGAAAAACAATAGGGATCCTGCCTTGTATAATAAGTTAACTAATCCATTAAACTCCGTAATACTCTCTAGAAAGGAGGGGGAAGATCCAAAATTAAATTACACAAGATGTGTTGCTACTCCTGATGGATGGACATTTGTAATTCCAAATCATGATAGTGTTTCTTATGGTTATCTTTATAACAATAAAATAACTGATTTTGAAACTGCTAAAAAAAATTTTATTGATATCTTTGATGTTGTTCCTGATGGAGACTTCTCTTTCGAAAATTACATCGCTAAGAGTGTATGGTATGGTGAACGAACCATTCTCAATGGAAATAGACTCTGTTTCTTAGAACCACTTGAAGCAACTTCGACTGGTTTTTATCATGATGTTGCAAGATCTGTATGGGATCATATATGCTATGGAGTTGACAGAGAAGTATGTAACAAAAAAATTAGAAAGAATATGAAACAAATTGAAACTTTTGTTTTATGGCATTATCAAAGTGGATCTGCATATGAAACTCCTTTTTGGAAATATGCTAGATCACTATCATTTAATCCTGATGAAACATTTAAATTGTACTTGAGTGAGTCGAGACAAAATGATTACATTGAATTGAATGTCAATCGTAAAAAAGGTATAAATGGAAATGAATACTCACAGTGGGGGTTGCAAAGTTTTAAAGTATGGGATGAAAAAGTTTTCTCAGCATAAATAAAAATTCATTTTTTAAGAATTATGAAGTTTACAGTTTACTCAAAAGATGGTTGTCCATATTGCACAAAAGTGGAGCAAGTGCTACAATTAGCAGAGTTGCAGTATGTTATCTACAAATTAAATAAAGACTTTACTCGTGAAGAATTTTATGCAGAATTTGGAAAGGGTTCAACTTTCCCTCAAGTTATTCTCGATGATAAACATCTTGGCGGATGTTCAGAAACTGTTAAATATCTTACAGAAAATAAAATTGTTTAATGGAAAATAACCTTCACGAGATTTGCAATGATGTTGAGAAAGCAATTGACTATGCTTTCGAAGGACAATTTGTGATGAAATTTTATGATTACTTAAAAATTCGTGATACAAAAAGAATCGAAGTTGAAGAGTTTATCAACAGCAAAACTGCAGTCGAAGTTAAAGATCTTGTAAATGATCTTGATGAATATCTTGAAGGTGGTTCTGATGAGATACACAAACAACTTCGTGAAGGTTATGGACATATTCCAAAACCTCAAGCCAGAAAAATAAAAAATTATTTACATGGCATACTAGAAGATGCTATAAAGTATAGTCATGACAGAAGACCTGGACGACGCAAAAAGCAAACTAAATAAAGATGAACCCCAAATTAATCGGGGTGTTGAGTTATTACTACGCAATAGGAGGAAAAGATCAGAAAAACCAAAAACTTTTCAAGTAAAGTTTGGTAAAATGATCTCTCTCTTCCGCAGAGAGTTTCATTTCTTTATCGACTTTCACTTCGACATAAAGAAAAAATAGAACTCTCTGGAGAGGAAAAATGTTAGCAGTAACTCTAACCATAGGAACATTGGTGTCGATCATGTTCTTTTTTGTAGGAGGAGTAGTAGGATGGTTGGCAAAAGAACACTTCTACCAAACTCAACCAGTTTACACACACCCAGAGATGTTTGATGTTAATGGGAATGTAATACCCGACGAAATTTTAGCAGTGAGATTTGAAAATGACTACGAATACGACAACGAAGAAGACGACGACGAGTAGAACCAGAAGGACTAAACCTACTCAACCAAAGGAAACTAGGAAACTTCCTCCCAATCCTTTCATGAATGAAATCTTTGATCTTGTTCATGAACAAAAAACAAATGAGGACAAGATCAAAGTTTTGAGGGAGTATGAGACTGATGCTCTCAAGACTCTTCTTATCTGGAACTATGATGATTCTGTGATTTCAATTCTTCCTCCTGGAGAAGTTCCATATCAACCTAACGAAAGTCCTCTTGGAACTGATCATTCTTCTCTTCGCAGAGAATTTAAACACCTGTATAATTTTGTGAAAGGTGGTAATGATTCTCTTTCTAGAATTCGTAGAGAAACAATCTTCATTCAAATCTTAGAGTCTCTTCATCCAAATGAAGCAGATGTTCTGATTCTTACCAAAGATAAAAATCTTGAAAATAAATACAATATCACGTTTGATATTGTAAAGGAAGCATATCCAGATATTAAGTGGGGCGGCCGTTCGTGACGGTTGCGGTAGAGCAGGAGAATCAAATGGCTGAATATGGAAAAGAAGAAAAAACTATTCTGCCTTCAAAGTATGGATGTGAAATTCTCTTGGAAAAAACTACTCTCGAAAGAGCAAAAGATTCCTCCTTTCCTAGTGATGCATATTTGATCTGGTATGAGGACAATGACATTACAAATATTGATTTAGTTAGAGGAAAGAGAGTCTGTATTTTTGATATGTACTATGATAAGTACGGTCCAGGTGCGGTTCAAAAAATTGATTTTGGATATGGTAGAGTGAACCCCAAACTTTGGGGATATCAAAAACCTGAGAAAAAAAGGAAAGGAAAATGAGTGGTGGGTTTGGAGGATTCGTTGATAAGAAAAATTTAAACAAAAAACCAACGGTTATTATCAACGAAGATGAAGTAGAAAAACTTCTTAAAGAATATAAAAAAATCAAAAAGTATCAAAAATCTTCTATCTTTACTATAAAGACATTGGATGGTGATGAACAAATTATCTCGGAGTTGCTGAAAGAATTAGAAAATGGGTAAGCATTATCTTTTAAATCTATATGGATGTTCCTTTGTTCTTTTAGACGACGAGCGTTGTCTTATAGACTTATTAGAAAATGCTGCAGCTGCTAGTGGCGCTACTGTGATTCAAACAATCTCAAAAAAGTTTGAACCGCAAGGCGTCACAGTAATTTGTTTGCTATCGGAAAGTCATATTAGTATTCACACTTGGCCTGAAGAAGGTAAAGCAGCAGTAGATGTCTATACTTGTGGTGATTGCAATCCAAAGATTGGTTGCGATATCATCATTCAACAACTTTACTCTCAAGATCATACTTTGAGTTATATTGAGCGGTAACTAAATACACTATATCTGGAGAAGTTTATGCTCTCTACTCAATACCGTTTGCGTCTTGAAGCAATCTGCGAATGTATTGCAAAAGGCGAATCTGTAGAGCTAAGTGATATGATCTGGGCAGAGAAGTTGGCAAAGTCTAATCGTTCTGCTGCGACTATCCTTAGGCAAGCAAGACGCCGTGCTGCCAATCCTGATATGCAGGAAGGTGGTTTGGATGACTTTATGAATGCTTTGGATCTTGGAGATCCTGATCCATCAAATCATAGAAGTAGATTTGATAGTGCTGATGATATTATAGATTTCTTCAGTCAAGACAAACCAGAGGACTGGCGTACAAGAGATTAAGATAATATAAAATTGTATCACATTTTACAAACTAACTTGCATAACTAGATTGATAGATCTATAATGATCTTACGTTCATCCAGGTAACTGGACGCAAGTAGGACGGCGGAACGGAACGTTCATCCCAATGGGACGCAAACCGCCCGAAGGAACGGGATTAACCATCTCATTCTGGAGGAAATCCTAATGGCTAAAGTAGTATATCGCGGCATCGAGTATGATACCCAGAAGCGTCTGGAGTATCAGCAACAAATGATGCAACAACCTCAACAACAAAATGAAGTCTATCGTGGCGTCAAGTTTGTAAAAGAGGGACATAAGTGATGCAGAAACTCAATGTGCTTCAACTCATCAAAGAGCAAAAGCAAAAAGAGCAACGTCGTCACCAAGCACTGCTTGCAAATGCAGGAGCAGGAAAATGATTGCTATGATTGCAGCTATTGCAGGTGCATCAACAGCATTCATTTATCTAATCTATCTTGAAGTTCTATTGCTTAATAAGTAATGGAAGATTACCATTATCACTATGATGATATGGATAAGGACAATAGAGGTCCTGCTTGTTATCTTTTAACATATCGGGGATGTCGCTATTGGTCTTGTTATCGAATACATCTAGTGGAATGGTTTGAAAAAATGTTTAGATCAGAGGGGACTTGACTCCTCTCTTTTTTTTATCTATAATTACAGTGTCTAGGTTAATATCAATGGATAGAGAAAAACTTAAACTCATTGTCAGAAACCTTGAGTCTCTGGTAGAATGTTTAAAGTCGGAAATTTATTCCGACACAGATGCTTATAAAGCAAGTTATGATCAAGTTGCACCTTATTTGACGGATTACGACGAAGTATTTTATGACGGAGATGACGATGGATACCCAGATTGATGAGTTTGAGTATATGAAACCAGAAGTTAAACTTATCAGTGTTACGCCTGATGCAGAGAAGCACATGGCATATTGTGCTCGTGTAAGTAACCCTGCGAACCAGGAGAATGAAAAATTCTCTGGACTTCTCAAGTATTGTATTCAGCATCAGCATTGGAGTATCTTTGAGCAGGCAAGTATGACTGTAGAGATCAATACTACTCGTGGTATTGCAGCACAAATTTTACGACACAGATCATTTACATATCAAGAATTTTCGCAGCGTTATGCTGATAGTACTCTTCTTGGTAAGACAATTCCTCTGCCAGAACTTCGTCGTCAGGATACAAAGAATCGTCAGAATTCAATTGATGATATTCCTGATTACTTGAAACTGACTCTGACAGAAGACATTCGCATTCATTTTGAGCACTCTTTACGCCTCTACAATCGTCTTCTAGAGAAAGGAGTGGCAAAGGAATGTGCAAGGTTTGTACTGCCTCTAGCGACTCCTACACGCCTCTATATGACAGGTTCTGTGCGTTCTTGGATCCACTACATTGATCTTCGTTCAGCACATGGTACACAGAAGGAACATATGGAGATTGCAGAACTGATTCGTTGTATCTTTACTTGTCAGTTCCCTGCAGTATCTGAAGCACTTGGTTGGACTCGTGAGGGTTGTTCTGAGTGTGATGATGCACCTTCTATTACCATCGAATAAATATCCCTATACATTATTCTTAACAATGCCAGTATATCCAGTTAAAAATCTTAAAACGGGTGAGACACAAGAACTTACCATGACAGTTGCTGACTATGAGCAGTGGAGAAAAGAAAACCCAGATTGGGATAAAGATTGGTCTCAAGGATGTGCTGGAGTCGGTGAGGTAGGTGAGTGGCAACAAAAACTCGTAAACAAAAATCCAGGATGGAATGAAGTTCTTCGTAGAGCATCGAAAATGCCTGGCGCAAAAGTAAAACCTCTTTAATATATGGCACGTAAAAGAGCACCGAACCCAGTACCATTTGGAATGAGCAACAGACAGATGAAACGTAAAAAGCCAATCAATCTTGATATAATGAAGACGATTGATCCTTTGACTGATAATCAAGAGGCACTCTTCAAAGCGTATAAATTACAACAAAATATAGTTGCATACGGAGCAGCAGGTACTGGTAAGACATTTATTACTCTCTACAATGCTCTTCGTGATGTTCTTGATGAAAAAACTCCTTACGAAAAAATTTATCTTGTACGTTCCCTTGTGGCAACTAGGGAGATTGGTTTTCTTCCAGGTGATCATGAAGATAAATCCTCTCTCTATCAGATTCCATATAAGAACATGGTAAAATACATGTTCGAAATGCCTGATGACTCTGCATTCGAAATGCTTTATGGCAATCTTAAAACTCAAGGTACTATTAGTTTCTGGAGTACTTCTTTTATTCGGGGAACTACTCTGGATAATGCAATCATCATCGTTGATGAATTCCAGAACTTGAACTTCCATGAACTTGATAGTATCATTACTCGTGTTGGTGAGAACTCTAAGATTATGTTCTGTGGTGACGCAACTCAATCTGATCTTGTCAAGACAAATGAACGTAATGGGATCATTGATTTTATGAGAATTTTGAGAGTGATGCCATCTATGGCAATGGTGGAATTTGGTGTAGAAGATATTGTTCGTTCTGGACTCTGTAAAGAATATCTTGTTGCTAAAATGGAATTGAATCTCTGATGTTTAATCATGTTGAATTGGATCTCCCTTTACTACAAAGGGAGATGATTGATGGAGTTCGTTATTATAAAGTTCATGATAATGATGAACTCCAAAAGTTTGTTTCTATTACATCTGTAATCAGTCATTTCAATAAAGAAAAGTTTGCTTCTTGGAGAGCAAAGGTAGGAAATGAAGAAGCAGATCGTATTACTCGTAAAGCGACAAGTCGTGGTACAGATACTCACACTCTAATTGAGCAGTATTTAAAAAACCTGGATTGCAACTCAGATGTTCTTCCTATTTCAGAACATCTCTTTCAAGTTGCAATCCCTGCTCTTAAACGTATAAATAACATTTATGCTCTTGAAGGTTCTCTTTACAGTCAATACTTAGGTGTTGCTGGTACTGTAGACTGTATTGCTGAGTTTGATGGGGAACTCTCAATCATTGACTTTAAGACTTCCAAGCAACCAAAACCAAGAGATTGGATTGATGGATACTTTGTTCAGTGTTGTGCATATGCATGTATGCTTCACGAACTTACTGGATTGTCTGTTAAAAAGTTTGTCATCATTATGACTTGTGAGAACGGAGAGTTAGAAGTATATGAAGAATACGATAAAGCAAAATATATTCGACTATTAACTCAGTATATCAAAAAGTTTGTAAACGATAAGACTTCTTGACTGTAAAATATTTTTGTTTTATAATGATACCATTAGTTGAGGAAAGAGATTGTACATCACAGTTTTGGGGCAAATGGAGAACGAATTAGAAAAAGCATTAGAGAACAAATTTTTCTGTCCTTCTCGATTTGCTCAAGAAATCGAGAATCTGGTTCAGCACAATGAAGATATGAACTATATTGATGCTATCATTCACTTCTGTGAAAAGAATAGTATTGATGTGGAATCTGTTCCTAAACTTATTTCAAAACCACTCAAAGAAAAGATTAAGTATGAAGCAATGGAGTTGAACTTCCTCAAGAAGACATCCAGAGCAAAATTAGTTTTTTGATCCATTTTTGGGGGCAAAAATTCCCGGCAAAATTTTTCGCGTATTACTTTTTTAATGGTGCCTTTTGAAACTTACAAGACATACCTTGCCCTGAAGAATCACTTCACGAAAGATTCTTATGATTATCACAAATATCAAGGTAAGAGTCGTGCATCTCTCCAGTCCTTCTATAAAAGAAAGGATAGGTATTGGTTTGAGAAACTATCAAGACAAAAAGAAGATAAGGAAGTTGTCGATTTCTTTGTAGCAAACTTTGTTTCTTGTACTGATCCTCAGACATTGTGGATTGGAGAGATGATTAAAGAGGGAGAAGGTAGATATAAATCCTGGCAAAAAAGAATACAATCTCTTTCTTATTTGTTTCGGGAAGAGTCTCAACAATTATTTGAAAATAAATTTGAAGAAGTATTTGATTGTTCTAAGGGACATCCACCGCTTCTTAAAAGTTTCCTGATCGGTAAAATTAGCCTAGAAACCTTAGTGATCTATGATAAAATTTTCCTGTTCGGGAAAAGATTTGACAAAAAATTAAAAGATCCTGTGTGGGAAACCGTCAGTATGAGAATGAAAAAGTATTCTCCTTTCCTACATATAGATGTATTTCGTTATAAAAAAATTCTGAAAGAACTAGTTGTAGGAGAACGATGAGTTTCTTTGAATCTGATGTAGTCCGCGCTGAAATAGCAGAAATTTCTGATCTTCAGCAAGAAGTTTATCGAAGTGTTTTTGATTTTCCTAGAATGTCTAGGGAAGATAAAATTCATCATGTGGATTTGTTGGATAGACTTCTTAAAAAACAACAGATCCTTTATACTCGTTTAAGTTTGTCTGATGATCCTCAGGCAAAGGAGATGAAGAATAAAATTTCTGAGTCTGCTTCCATGATGGGACTTCCTCCTAACGTTGACATGAGTGTGATCTTTAAAAACATGACATCCCTTCTGGAAGTCATGCGAGATCAGATTGACAAGACTGGTTCTGACATGTAGAATAACGAGGTACACAAAAGCCAAATCCGTACACAATCCGAGGTATACAAATGTCTTTCGAAAATCTTAAAAAGCA